TCAAACTTCCGTGGCCTAAACGGCCATAGTCCCTCTAAGAAGCTAGCTGCGGAGGGATGGCTCCGCATAGCTAGTTCTCCTCCTTACGTTCTACTTCCCTTGCAAGAGCAAGTTCTGCTGATGTTAGCTGACGCAACTCATCAAGAGTAGTTACAAAACTCAACAATGCGTCATTGTTAAGATTGTCTTGCCCTCGACCATCAACTAAACAAAAGGTTTGGATCGTAATAAAATGAGCACGCGGTATACGTATATACTGCGAATACTCATGAGTTGAAACAAAGTAATGGATGCACTCAGACAGATTTGCCCACAAATCTTTTCGCACTTTGTTCTTTGTGGACGGCTGGCGCTGGGCTGCATCAAGCCACCGCGCCAAATCCGAAGGGAGTATAAAATACCCCGTCATACTCATGCTGCTGACATGTACGCTGTCTTCTGTGTAACGGCGCGGTCCCCGATACGTAATCGGGAGAGCAATGAAGTTGCCAAATCCTGAGTTGATTGAGTCAAATCAGGCTCCACATGCAACGGTGTGGAACATTGAGAATCACAATACTTCTCTTCTTCCTTGTCTTCGTGCAATGATTCCAATCGATTTTCCAGCTCAATTAAACGACGAGACAATACAGCAACAGGATCCCAATCAACAGCTTTACGAGATTCAGCATATGAATACCCACCAGGATACGGTAAAATATACATATCATATACTGAAATGGCTCCAACTGTGGCTGCTCCAAGAGAGATACTGTTAGTAGCAGAAGTGATTTCAAATGCAAACATCCACGTGAATGTAGTTGCAGCCCCTACTGAACGAGGGTCTCCAACAAATGAATTTGTACTGACCCCAGTGGCGGCAACAGTACTAAAAATATTAATTGAGCTACCACCAGTAATGGTGGCAGCAGGAACATTACTATTTGTGGATGCCTGTATACCAGTGATAATCCATACAAACCGACCCAATGGTAAACCACTAAGAGAAGATGCGGCGGCAGCAGTTGCCACTCCTGTGTTCTTATTACGCAAATTGACAAACCAATTCCCTGAGGTTGGAGCACTTCCCAGGGTTGAATCATAATAATAATGAACAGCTGTTCCGCTCACTGTGGCAGGGCTAAGAGCAGGTTTTAAAAACTCGATTTCATACGACACCCACAGCTCACCAATCACAGAAGCAGCTTGCATACCATATGTGGCGATATAGAATTGACCAAGGTCATATAACAAAGGATTATAACTAGCTGGATAGACAGTTGTACCACCAGTGGCACTAATTGTGGAACGCACATATAATTCATCTAACACAGTACGCCCACGAGCACACTCGATGGGATGAATAGCGGAGTGATCAGGACAAGTTGTTGTGGCATACTCATGATTCTCCATTTGCAGCTTGTTTGTGAAGGCTGGCAAATTAGAGTTATACTCAGTTGCCATAATGACGGTACCTAAGGCTGTATTAGTTGATCCAACAGCAGTAGCACTTGTAGAGTGAAATTCAAAAATCATTCCACGAACACGATATTGTTCATAACCTTCTGCACTTCCAGCTAACCAGGGAAACGTGTTAATACAACCTGGATTGATAGGGTACTGACTAATTGCAAAACCCGTTGAACCAGTAATATCACAAATATACTCCCTATGACGCACAATGGAAGTATACTTAGAATTCACAATTGATGGCGGACCTCCAGATTCCATGAGAGAGTTTGATCGCGTATGGTAAGCACCACGCCCAGTTAGGGCTTTCCCGATGCCCACCACACTATCTGCCACACCACCAATGTGACCGCCGAGTTGCTTCCCAAGATCACCCCAGTAGCCACCCTTCCCATGCAAGACATTAGCCGCGCGGCGAGCACGGCGAGGACCCTTCTTGCGGAGGATCTTCTTTACTTCCTTGACAGCCTCCTTTTTGGCTGCCTTTTTCACCTTTTTCTTCTGCTTGGTCATTTTCAGGCGCTGAAGCCGATATACACAAACAGGCAATAAACAAAAATAAACGAAAGAGAGACATTTAAAAGAGATATGCATATTTAAATCGTTACTCAATTCGGGCCCAGGATTTAATTCCACTCCCACCAGGCGCCAGGCAGGATCTTCCAAGCCTAAATGTTTCTCTTGTAAGGAAGGAAGGGAAGCTCGGTACCAACGCCAATCATCCTCGCTAGTACTTTCCTCCCCAGAATACAGACGCATAATTTGTCGATCTGTTTTCCACACCTGACGAATGCCAGACATTGGGATATCTCGCACAATCCCAACAAGCTGATTTGAATAATACTGGTGCACAAAATTAATGTACACTTCAATTTTCATTCGACATTCAGGATTAGCCCACGATTCAATTCGTAGGGCATAGGCACGCAACAAATGAAAACGAATGTCGTCAACCGAGGATCCCAGATATAACGATCCAAGAACCTTTTCAGTTTCTGGACTTGGCATCCAGAGTCCTGCCACACACACAAACGTTTGTGACAGGAATGAGAGCGTTTCGAGCTCAGCATATTCCCAGTTATCCGCAGTGGTAGTTAACCCCAAACTAGTCCAAACTTCAGCGATGGACCGTGGTGTAAACCACTCTCGAACAAAATCAGACACGGAGAAGGTGTCATCATCTCCGTAAAGGGCTGCTTCCACATTCGAAATAAATGTTTCATACCCATAATCATCAAGGTCAGAATCTGGCCCCAGATAATCAGGATCGGCAACACCTTTACTGACGTTTTTACGTGCTTGCATGTATGGTTTTCGAAGCTTTTCTGCTAAAATAATCCAAGCGAGACACATGAAACGAAACAATACCATGGTGTTGTCCACAACTGTGTTGGAAGAACCAGATGGGTTCCCTAAAAATTTCCGGATTAAATCACCAGCATCCATAACAACAACTGATGAAATAATTGCATCATAAATATTCATAAAAGCTAACAAATTTTGGATTGTGCGATACTGAGGTTCTAACATTTCAAACCGAATCCACATTTGATCCCACAATAACTGAGCTAATAATGACGCATCAAATTGCTTACCATCCAATGCAGCTGCATTGCGATGTTTCTTAAGACGATGGTGCATGGCGTGCCACTGCCCATCGAATTTTGTGCTGCCCACTTGAGACCATGTCTTTCCAGCAGAACGATAAAACCGATCATTCATATCTAGACACAGCTCGTTGGTAGCAGCTGAATGCTCCACTGGCGCAGCAGTGAAGGTTCGCAGGTTATTAGCTTTTATCTTTTCGACTGTCCGCATCTCTCTACCTTTTACAGAACATGTCCATATAGGTAAGATGCCACACGGAAAGTTTTCCCGAATCAAAGCTGAATAATCACCGATAACTTTTTCCATCTTAGGATCTTGATACATCTGATCCTTATTTTGGTAAGTTAGATTCCATGGATAACCACATGATGTGGTGGAATCCATTTCCCGTCGCACAATCGACATGGGAAGCACCCGTGCTCCACCCATAAATTGTTGAAAGTGCCGCTGAGTCCAAGCCATAGACATACGTGATGCATATGGTGGTATTGGAACTTCAGGCTTGTCATATCGCCAAAAAGCTTTATAGCCTGCTGGAACATTGGGCACCGACGGCAAATACTTCGACGGCATTTCCCAATCATTTTCCTCCCAGCAAGCACGCATTGAGTGATTTTCAATGCGACGTTCGCGAGGATACACAACACGATAAACACGTGTGATATATTGCAACCACTGTGGTGTTGGCATTCTCTTGAACATTGCACTGGAATCACCCCCTACAAAGATGGTCTTACAAGTGTACTGCGCATACCAAGCAGCCCACTCAGCCAGAGCCGGTAGGGGGCTTCTCAGTTTTTTGACATCATCAGACCAATGACTTCAGGGGTTAAAGGAATAAATGTACCCTCGGCAGATGATCCTAGAATGTGGAAGCCCACCATGTGCCCGTGTTCATTCAATAAAGCACAGCAACAATGACCAAAATCAGTAGTTACCGAGTGAGTTGCCAAATAAGGAGTAACAGACGTCAAATAACCTGTCGATGTTTCCACCTCCTTTCCACGCATAGCTAGTGTAGTCAACTTAGCACCCACGCGCAACTCACCAGGTACCATACTTTTCTTCCCAGCTGGTACTTTAATAGGCAGCCAACTTAAATCTAAATTGCCCACTCGAACAACTTCTTTAAAAGCAAGAATTTCAGTTTCGGTGCCATCCAGCCAATTAACACGAAAATGAGGCATAGCTTCTTCCTTTTCATCGACTTTCACATCACGCCAAAGGTGATAAGGGACCCACATGCGTCCGAATAACAAAACACCATCGGTTTCACTAACATCCTTACCTCGATATATACATGTCACCTTGGCTAATGCCCCCATTGCCCGAGTGAGTGGCACTAAAGGCTCAGCTAGTCTGGCCTCTTCCTGCACAGACGATACAACTGCAACTTCTTCCTTTGGTTGAGCTTTCGCAGCCACTGGTTTTCGGCGAGCTACGTGCGGTTTACCACACTTCGCAGTACCAGGGCATTGCCGATTTTCACATGGCTGTTTCCATTCCTTTGGATGGTAAAATTCATCACAGATAGAACCATCAGGTTTACATTTGCCACGATTTTGTTGCCACACGGGACAAACAGGCTTACGAGCTTCCTCATGAGAGTTATACTCATGTGGCTTCTTTCGACCGTCGGAATCATACTCATCATTTGTGTTTTTCAAACGTCTCTTCTGCTTCTTAGTGTTATGTTCCTCTTTAGGTTCTTCTTTCTTATCTGAAATCCAATAAACGTATGCAATCGATGCAATGAGAACCGTTAACAATACACATAACGCAACAATCCAATAACGACGCTTGTGATCAACACGTGCTTGTTCCATCTCAATCTCCAGGCCACTTTGAGCTGCCTTAGCGTCAACTTCATCAAACAAGCTAGTGATACTTTTCTGTTGTGATTGTTTATATTCTTCGAATTCTTCTGGCGATAACTTGAGCAATGCTCTTTGTTTAGCCTCCATCTCTGATGAACTGGTTCTCTCAACCACATCAGAGGCAGCCTTCTCAGCTGCTTTAACAAACGCAACACTAGTATCCTTTTCCTCACCCAGCACATCTGCGAGCAAAGAAAAACCAGTTAACAAGGAACGTGCATAACTAGCCCAAAAACGCATCGCTTGAACTGCAAATGTGACCCCATGGAATCCCGACTTCAACACCATAGGTGCAGCAATAATACAGATCACTGCATCTAAGGACTGCCAGACTTTTCCGGTGATTTTGATCGCTTCCTCTTTTGGGGTACGGTTTGAGATCCATCGCTTGAGCAAACGGACGGCAACGGCAACAACGATGATGCCGGCTGTCCATTTTCCAATTTCTTGCCAAGTTGGAGGTTGGTAGAACCAGGAGAGCGTATACATGACAGACTGGTGAACTTTAACTCGTGCACCTTCATGGAGCTGCTTTGCCATAGCGCCCATTCGTTTTCGATATATAACCAATGGGGCACAAATTGCATGCAAAACGAATAATAATTTATAAAGGAAGGGCACCCCGACAAGCCATGCCCACGCCTCCAATGCCCCGCCAACGATAAAAACCGACCATATGTTGGATAACCATACACTCCCGCCCGCACCGAGGCATCCAAAGACGTAACTAAGGACGCACACACCGAGCACCGACAAGATTCGTGAAATATAGAGGGACATGTTGACATACAAGTAATGCTTAACGTCTATCAATAGTACGACCTACTGCAACAGACGATAAATTCCAATCCGACGTAACG